ATTATCACGTAATTCCGGGAATCTATCTAAAAAATCAGCGACTCCCGGAGATACATAATCCGGCATTTACTTCTTGGGAGGTTGCGGGTGCTGGGGTTGTTTAGAAGCTGCTGCATCCTTAGCTTGCTGACCCTGCGCATCTTGTGCCTTGTGATCAAGATGAGCCTTATCAGCCCCGCCAGTGGCAGGATTTGCACCTTGCGCTTCCTTAGGATCAATTCCAGCGCGACGCAATGCTTCTTCACTTTCTTTGCCGCCCTTAGTGTCAGTACCGGGCGGTAAAGGATCAGCAACCATAGTGCCTGCAATCATTGCAGCTTCGCGATTGGTAACATCCATCGGATTACGAAGATGCTTCAATTCCTCGCGTTGACGTGCAAGTTCATTAGCCTGCTTCTGAAGTTCATAAGCCTGCTTGTCAAGCTCTTCGCGCCTCTTAGCAAGCTCTGCTTCTGCATTAGAAGACTTGGAAGCATTCTTGCCATCAACAACAAGCTGGCCATCTTCACACATCCCGACAAAAACAGGATCATCGGGATTGACTGGCGTAAAGTCCTTAAGGACTTGGCCCGGCATCACAAGAACCTGTTCGCCAACCTTATCGCCAGCTTGATTCTTGCGCCCCGTGTCACGATTGACAATGCGAGCTCCGGGGGAATTATTTTTAAGTTCCATTGTTTGTCTCCAAAATCTAAATGTTAGATTCCATCACCATAACGCATTGCTTGCGGACGCCGAACGTCAACGCCAGAAATACGCATAATGCCAGGAACCTCGAAAAGTAATGGCGCTTGCTGCCAAGGTGGCAAGAACTGGAATGGCATCGGCATCTGCATGACAAGAACATCAGGCGACCGCCGATAAGCAACCATACGCGCAGTAGCACCAGAACCGGCAGTATCCAAACCCCAAATTCCACGAATGGTTAAGGCTTGGCCAGTTGTGCGAGTGTAAATGTTGTTCGTTCCCATCCAATCAAGAACAGTCTGCGTATTATATGTATCAATACGCATCGTGGAGATTGCAAGAAGACGAGAATAGGGAATGAGAAGCGTATTCGCCATCTCAGCCCCATAAGTCGTATTAAACTGAGACGTAAGAATTGCGTTAATATCCGCTAAGATATTATCAGCAGTCTTAGTCGACCAAGTTGTAGTTGATCCAGTTCCGGTTGCAGCAACAGAACCAGCTGTAACAGAGGTCTGATTAATAAGACCAAGATAGTTCTTGGTAGTGTCACCAGTGATGGCAACCTTATCAATAAACTCTTCTGACGCACGACGGGCAGCAGTAGCCTTATCGGCACGAAGATCAACACCCTGCATCTGAGCAGTAGCAAGCTCTTCAATGTCGTAATCGTAACCAACCGCACCCATGCCGATAACGGTCTCAAACTTCTCGCGTAAGACTTCCGCATGCGGAACATCTTGACCGCGAGCAGCGAACCATTTCGCGCGTCCGACAATATCGGAACTAAAGTAAGTTACGCCTTTAACCCAAGCCGGTCCAGTAGTATCAACCGGAACAAGCTGAGGATACTGAATATCAGGGTAACGAACAGCATAAGCTTCGCGTTCGATGCGCATCGTCTGATTTAACAGAAACGAGAGCGCCCGTTGCGGAGCATCCTGTAATTGCATGATGGGCATCGAAGCTTTCCTTTAATTCAATAAAGCATTAGCCAATGCGAAGAATCGCAAGACCTGCGCCAGTAGTGGACGAATCGAAGAAACCGTCAGGAATGGCGGTATTCGACGTTGCAACGTTCGTAAGAACGCCAGTAGCTGGCACATAATAGGCTTGATCGCCGACAGCAACAGCAACCGACGCCATAACCCAAATAGTACCGCGCTCTAGAACTGGCACGGTCTCATATTGGTCGTAAGCGTCTGCAATGCCCTTACCGGCATTATGCGACATGACAGTAATGCCACGAAACTTTCGAGTTGCTTCAGAAACTCGAATCTGTTCGTCAGCAGTACCCTGAACGCAAACCTTGCCAAAACCAATTCCAGCGGCAGACTCAAGCTGACGCGAGATAATGTTATGAGGTTCGCTATTCGCAATCATTCCCTCTACAGCGGGAAGGATCGTTTGAGCATAAGAAGTTTGAACTGCGGGCATTTTTAAGAATCCCTATATGCGAAATAACTTAGTTGCGCACGCCATTCGAAATGGGAGACGGGTCTTTCCAAGCGTTAGAAAGATCGTCCAACATCTTCTTATGCGCAGCTTCACGGCCATCAGCCGCATCATTTGTAAATGTAGAATAATGCGGCTTAGAATCGCGCATATGAGCAGCCACAGGATCGTCAGTATTCACGCCACCATTATCCGACAACAAGTCAAAAGAGGCACGAACATAATCGTCCGACTTATCCTTAACTGCGCTATCACCCATCTTTTTCTGAACAGCAAGGCGCACAATCTCAGAATTCTTTTTGCCCTTGCATGCCGCATCATCAATTCCGAGCTTCTTAGCCCTAGAAACGACATCCATGCGATCAGCAACAGCTTGCTCGAAATGCGTAGTGTCGTCTTGCTTGTCCTTCAGAAGCTTAATCTCGGCATCTTTCTTGCCAAGTTCTGCATCCTTAGCGGCAACTGCGTCCTTCAAGGACTTAATTTCATTGCCAGTATCATTTGCGAGCTTGAGATTAGCTTGTGCCGAATCTGCATAGGCATTTTCGAGCTTCTTAATCTTATCCTGAAGATTGAGAATAGCGCGCTCAGATTCGTCAGTGACGCTCACAGAAAAACCGTCAACGAGAATCTTACGAATATTATCGGGCATTTGATCTTCTCCTGAATCACCAATTTTACATTGTGGCCCTGCACGGCCAGCGTGAACAATTGCAAGATGATTTCCAGTCAAGGATTTTTGAATGGCGTCGTAATGTTCGCCATTCACTTCACCCGGACTAAATTCTAAGTCGCAAGTGTATCCATAGGAAAGTCCGACTTTCCCGGATTCAACTTCATCAATGGCTTTTTGGTCTTTTACAATGATGGGTATTCGAATAAATTCGCCATCACGTAAGATTTCGTCGCCAGTGTTTCCAGCGGCGTATTTTGCCCAATTTTTTGAATTGACCATCTCGGGCGGATGATCATTCGTAATCGTTAATGAAGTGAATGATGCTAATGTCTTCTTGTCGAAGACTGTGGATTCGGGGCGATAGACGCGAACCGTATCCATTTCTGGACGGCCGACTTCCGCACCCGCATATCTGTATATGCCACTGCGCGCAGCGCGAACCTCGGCAACGAGGAATCCCTCGCGAGTGCGCTTTTTCGTCGCAATGGCGGCGTCTTCGAAAAAGACGGGTTTACCGTCAAACGTATGCACTATGAGGTTCCGTTTGTCCTGAGCGCGGTTCCCTCGGCTTGCCCTTGCCCCGTCCTACAAACGAATGTAGCGGAAGCGAATTGGTTCCGCAAGGCATATCATTGAAATTCATCGGCCTAATTGCACCGCAAGGGGAATGGCAGTGCACCGGCAATTGATCGGTTCGCCAGGATGGCCATCTTCCGGAGGTTGCGACCAATAAAATGTTTTGCCGTGGCGCTTAGCATGTTCGTGACGCACTCTTTCATCCTGCATGGTTTCCCAAATATAACGGTCTATTCCGATTTGAGTTTGCCTTGCTTGATTAAGCGCTCCGTTGAATGACGCCGTTTGGTCTTTTGCGATAAGACGTGCACGCTTTCTTGTAATCTGCATAGTCTTTCTAAGTCGTTCGGAAAGTGTAGTTCTAGACTGTCTTCGTTGGGCTGCATCAAGTATTGTGAACTCGACTTGTTTTGTCATATCATCTGACAGTCCCCTTATGAGCGCTACTGATTTCCTTACTTGATTCTCAATCAACTTTCTTGTTTCTGTTCCAGACAATAATGATTCAACATCAATTCCGTATCGAACCTTTACAGCAGCTGCGAATCTGTTACGGTGTCTTTTTTCCTCATTCGTTATCACTTGAGCAAATTTTGATTGAGCAGCACCAACGGCTGCCTCAAGATGCATCCGAAAAACATCCATGAACAAATCAAAAGGCGAAGTATAGTCTTTGATTTGAATGCGACCGTCTTGAGTAAGACTGCGCTTAATCTCTAAGAAATGAGAAGGTCCCTCGCCTGCTCCAAATATTAGGCTATTTGCTTCTTTTATTACAGTTAAAATTATCTGCTCTATAGCAAGCTCCACAGATTTAGGTGGTCGCAAAGCAATAAGCTTTGTTGGTTCTTTTGTTGCGGTGCGAATATTAAGACCATTCATTACTCATATTCCCCAAGGACTAAATCCTGAACTTGGAGACCTAATAAAGTCAACTAGCTTCGCCTTAATTGTGCATCCATTTCCAATTCTAAATCCATTAAAAGCTGGATAAATAGGCCCGCCGTTCAGTGTTTCAATTCCGTATCCTCCAACACCAGTAGCAGGATTAGCAGATGAATTGTTGTTCCAATTTCCGCCTGCTCCAAAAGCAACCCAAAACATTGGAGTTGCTAAAGTCAAATCAACTTCAATAACACCCCTAACACCATTAGATATTGAGCCAGGAGATAAAGTAAAGTATTGATTACCTTGATACCAAACATCGTTGTTATAAACACCAATTGAACGAGTGGCTCCTATCCAAATATCTAAAGAGTCTGTTTCAGAAATTAATCCAAAGTGCGCTCCACTAGCAACGATAATTAGTTCAAATTCAACGTGCCACTTTCCAGAAAGTTTAGGACCAAGTGCCCTAATAGTATTATAAACTGAATCTTGGCCAGAAACAGTAGCAGTTAGATTGCTATTCGATAATGTATATATTCCACTGCCAGCATTATTAGGGTCCCAAGCAACGCTAGTCTGCCACGGAACATTGCCACGAATGTCTCTAATTCTTGCTACACCAAGAGGATCGGCCCAAAAGGCCAATGGAGTGATTTTTCTAGCAAGATATTGCTTTTGTAAGTTGTCTCTAGAATAATGATAATAATCTTGCGGCCCCTGAGCAATACTCAATAGCATTTGGGATTGTGGATTGTCCGGGAAAAAGCCTCCTCCTCCAGGGGATAAATCACCAATCCTAAACTCTCCATATGGTGTAGTGTAATTATAAGCATCCCATGTTTCATTTTCTGGACATATCATAACGTCTGGGTGGGCAGCTTGGATGACATCCCAAAAACCTATTGTCTCTATCGGATCGCCATATTCCCAAACGGTCGTATCGACATAAAATATTGATATTCCCCAAGTATTCTTACAGTAAGTAATTCTATCAATTACTCTCTGTCTTGCATCTAACTTGTCTTGACTAGTAGAAACATTTAATTGTCCAGCGCCATCATCAGGATGCGCTGACTCCCAATCATACCATCCCCAAGTTCCTGGAGGACTTTCATAGGCAACCATCATCCTTTGATGTAAGGGATTATTTGTTTTAACAAATGGATATAAATTATATATACCAGCAGCAGGAATAGTTGGTAAGGTAGTGCCACGGGGAATTGTTTGAATACGCAAACAAACACCAACTCTTAAACCATAACTTTTCAATTTATCAATATATCTTTTAACAATTGTCACCCCACCAACAGTCTGCAACATTTCGGGCGCCCAAACGGCTAATTCGTCTGGCGCACCAATATATTGAGTAGTATGTCTAAATTCTGATCCACATAAATCCCAAATAATTACTGCCTGTATTCCTTCCTTTTGCGCCGCCTGTCCTATAAGTGCAGCCCTAGCTTGAAGTGCATTATCAAATTGAGTTACATTAGATGTATCACTTACAACTGAGCCTAAAAAACCTCTCCAATTTGTTGAAGTTCTGTCATCATAACTTGAAAGGAAATCAGAGAACATCCCTCGCCCATCTGTACGCCAGAACTTTCCAGAAAGTAAATTGCCTGCAAATGAGCGAGTTAATGTAACGGAGGCTATATCGACACTACCGCTTCCACCTGCCAAACCAACTCTTAAATAATTTACAGAAGAGGCTATAAATACAAGTGTCAAAGTTCCTGAAGAATTGGTTGTCATAATCCTATTTAATTGATTAAAATTTCCAGCATCATTAAAGGTATTTTGATCTGTATCGGCAGTAACAATTGCTATACCAGAATTATTAGAAAATACCACGTCTACTTTGTATTGTTGTCCCGGAATCAAACCAGAAAGCTGATAACTTAAAAGAGGATTTACTATTCCAGTGCCGCTATCTGCAACTATTCTGGCAGCACCACTAAAAAAGCCTGTTACGACCGTAGCATTGCTTAAAGTGTAATATGGCGTCGTTGTCGATAGAATTTTTTGAGTAAATGGAGAAACGGAACTTCCGAAGGAAGCTGTGAAAAGATTTCCCGCAGCAGGCAAATCAGGAATAGCTTGGCCAGATAGTAAAATATCTTTCTTTGTTGCAGTAATCTTACGTAAACTTCCTGAGGTTAATGTAACGCTCCTGCCGACAACAGAAATGTCTTGTTTACTAAATGCTAATTTTCTCCCCACAGCTAATCCAGCAGACTTACCAGAAAGAGCAATAGTTCCTTTGGCTGGTAAAATTATTCTACCACCTTTGTTAAGTGTTTGAGAAATGCCAGAAAAGGCACTGGAGCCTGTAGATAACTGGAGTTTTTTAGATAGAGCACCAGAAAGACTTTTGCCAGAAAAAGTAAGGTTTGCTTTCGCTAAAGACAAAGTCTTGGACTTAACAAGACCTAAACTCTTGCCAGATAAAAGAATAGAACCGGTTGCCAATGGCAACTTAAGCAGTTTCCAAGTAAAAGAGGCCGCCTTGCCACTGAAGGTAAGAGTAGAGGTCTCTATAGTAACGTTATAATATGCAGGAACTATAATGCTAATCACTGGGCTTATTTCAGTGATAATCTTAGTAGTAATTTCAGGAGGGAAGTTGACAGGTGTTACTTTTTTATTTCTTACACTTACAAACTTCCCATAGGAACCTTGGGGTAAGTATTCAATTTGATCATTTACAGAAATGTCGTCTGATTTGTCTGCATAAATATAAAAATTTGGAGGGGCACCATAAGGAATAATTCTCCTTATAGCTCCTATCTCACTTATTCTCTGCACTACAACGCGAGGCAGTCTTGAGACAATGTTAACGTCTGCCATTACAATAGCCTTTATTTATGCAACACCTTGCAATCCTAAAATTTCTTCAGCCCAATTTCTCATATATTCGCGCACATTCGGCATGTTATCGGCACCCTGTCCCATAGGGCTGGACTGATAAAGAAAAGGACAGACGCCAATAACGTCTTTACCAAAATACTTAATGAGCCATTTCCAAGTATTGTTTAAATTAATAATGCGGTTTTCAACACTCATGTTGATTGGCTTATCAGGCCATTCAAATGAATCGGCAACAGCAATGATCTTTTGATATGCTTTCTTCTTTACAAGCAAGTTCATATAAGACCAAGTCAATTGATAACCAGCAGTATTATAAGAATGCCTATACATGCCAATAACGTTAACCAGCTTTGGCAAACCAAACTTGTCAAATTCATTGCCAGCCCCACTAATCATTGTTGGTTTAGTTGTGTAATTTTCAACAATTACGTGAGCAGCATCTAAGTTTAGTGTTACTGCTTTTGATCCAAGATGAATGTGATTATCATCGCTTCTATACGGTTCGTCAAAAAGAAAATAGGCTAAAATAATTCCATTGTATTTAGAAATCTTTGAATATAAATCAAGAAAACGTTTAGCGCCATCTGGAAGCAATTCAGTTGATGGATACTTGAAAATAAAGGTCGTTACAACGAGGATCACTTTTTGTTGATAAGTCTTCGCATTCTCAAATTTTTGCAATAAGGTTTGGTCGCTCTCCTGTGCAGGATCGATCCAAACAAGATTGCTGTAAGACTTGGTGATGCCAGTAACATCACCAAGACCAGTGTAGGCATTTCCATAGTATCCAAAAAAATTAGGCATTACTTTCTTCTCTAGATGCTATTCTATTAATATTATCAATTCTTCGCAAACAAGACATACAGTATGTCTTATAAGCTTTTGGTTCTAACGGCTCAGTAGGTCCTTCCTTTGGAACAAAATTTCCCGCAACTTTCCCATAAATTGGAGCCCATACCCAACCGCGACCATGACATTCATTACAATACTTGTTAGGCATTAGCTTCTTCTTTCAAGCCATCACGAGCGCCAACAATCTCGCCTTGTTGATTACGAACAACGCCAAGAACTTGATCTAGCTCTTCTCTTAAGTCCTTCTCATATTGATCAATTTCTACCTGCACTTCGGGCGGAAGATCAACATGATTGATAGGCTTAGGAGTGTTTGAAAGTTCCTCTGTAGGCATTTTTAGCCTCTTCTGAATCCCAATGGATTATCTTATGAAAACCTTCAAATACATGCAAATCGAAGGTCTTTTCGTCAGGATGGAAGATTGTTGTGATTGTAATGCCCTTAACTGGCTGATTAAGTTTCTGCGCATACTCGTCTAGAACAGCTTGCTTGCGATCCATAATCGCTTGGTCTTTTGCTGCATTATGCGCAAACTTTTCTTCTGGAGTAAGAGTATCCAAATGTGCTTGTTCTGTTTTACTTGGTTGTCCAATAGACGCACGCCATCTGCGAGCTTTTTTGCTATTGGATACAAGACCACCCTTAACCTCGATAAGCAAGTTGCCAGCAAACAAATCGACAGGATAATTGGAAAGTTTAGAGTTTAGCGGCTGTGCATCTTTCAAGCCTTGCTCTTTTAACCAATTAAGAACGTGCTGTTCTGCAAGTTTCCCGGTGTCCTGCTTTCCAATCTTTGTCTTAGTCTCAACTGGCTCCCCACCTTTATAAACTTTATTCTCTTTCGGGAGAGCGCTCTTTGCTGCCTCATTCAAGATTTCAAGAGATAAAGCATATTTTGGTTTGCCGCCCATTCCACCAGTCCCGGGTGTTGGTCCCTTAGTAGTTTCCTTGGCAGACTCCGGCTTAAGTTCTTTTTCTTTAGAAAGTTGACTGTTCACTCTCTCTTGCTTCCACCAAGGAAGGTGTTTGCTCTTATTGCCCATGCCGGGTTTATCAGACCAACGTCCGCCAGGACCACGCGGATGCGCTGTTTCTTCAAAAGAATCTTCATACATGACATCAGGATTTGCATCTAAAAATTCAATCCAATCAGAATCAGATTGTGGAGTTTGATTTTGTGGAAGGTTTCCACCTTTGTCCGGATTATTCGGATCAGATGATCCACCAAGCTTTTGTTGCTGCTCAAGCTGCTGCTTTTGCTGTTCTTCAATAATGTTGTTTGCCTCTTCTTCAGTAAGAAGATGTTGGTCAAGTGTCGGCAAGAACCCATCATCAACAATAACGTCTGCAACAGCTGGCCGTAATTCCTCAGGAGCAAACAAACCAAGCCCATTAATCTGCATGAAAGCTTGAGATTTCTTTAAACTAACATCAGCAAGTTCCGTCTGTGACATCTGCCACAGAGAATCAAACTCATAATCAATTTCTGGAGGACGGCCGCCAAGCGCACAACGAATAAAAGCCTCGTCTAAATCAACGAGGCAACCTTCCTTAAGATCATTCGTCTGATGCGATTTGATCTTATCATAATGCATACGCATATCAGTGTCACCACTAGCGTTAAGACCACTAGGCGACTGGCCAAGTAAACGAACAATGGGAATGTCAGCAGCACCAGAAGCAATCTGGAGGTTCGCATTCATGATCTCAGGTAATTGAGCAAAAGAAATCTGCTTGCGATCAAACTTTTCGTCGCCACCCAACAGAAGCATATTGTTGTTGGCTTTGAGCAATGAAGCCAAAGAAAAGCGAGAAATAAGCTTACTTTGACTTTCATCATTGTTCATGTAGCTAATCAGGTTCGGAACCTGAATAACGTCAAGCTTTGCTTCTTCAACTAATGCAGCAACATTTTCTGCAACAGCACCAGCATTAACTAATGCTTTGCGAATAGGCTCATAAATAGACTGTCCCCAGCCAATTTGACTATCAAATCCAGAAAAAATACTAGTGCCGCTAACTTCAGGACTAGCACTATATGTGATCCAATCCATTGGTAAGGGATTAGAGATGAAGAAAACGAACCGACTTCTGTGAATTTTTAAGCCAACGTCTTTGCCGTCTCTTTGACGAATCAATTCATACCATTCTGGTAATCCATAAGAATCATCTTCAATATTGTTAACAAGATCACCAGCACGAAGATCATAACGAGAAAAGACCCTAAGATATTTAATCCCGTTTTGCTTGATCTTCGTTACATCTAATGGTTCATCAATATTCTTGTCGCCTGTTCCAATAAGAATTGCTGATCCGCCAAACAAACGATCAAGCTGCATTGCTCGCATTATCTTTGAGCGAACCTTTAATGCCTTTTCTAAAGCATAAAGTTTCTCTGCTTGTTTATCTTTTGCTTGCCAAGTTCTCCATTCCCTCGTTGCGTCTTGGGGAACAATGTCAACGATCTTTCTTGGTAGCCAGTCGCTTGCATACATTGCAAGACATTCTGGCCCCGACATTGGGGTTAAATCCCAAACCCAATTTGCGGACTTATCTTTACTTGGGTGACCGATCTTGCTGACAAGATTCTTCAATCCATCCCGCGCTTGCAACATCAATTCTACAGGATGGAACATCTTGAATTACCTTCTATCTTAGCACCAGACCAATCTTGAATCTAAAAATAAGCCTTCGAATTTATCATAATTTATAAGATCGTAAACAGCATTCCAATTTGGATTCATGGTGTGAAAGTACACCCTCCAACAACCTTTGCCAACTTTAATTAATTCGAAACTCATTTTCTGCTCTTGAAGAAGTCGTCTATGAGATTTTCTTTATTGCCACCAAGAATTTCAAATAAATCAACACGCAAACCACCGAAATAGAAGTCCTTTCCACCAACAAAGAAATCAAGAAATTCATCAATAAGCTTTCTTTGCTCGTCTTGATAGGCCGGAATGGTTCTATCTCGCAAATTGTGTCCAAAATCTTCGTTCATCTTAGCACCACACTATGCCATTATCAGTAAACAAGACTTCAAACATGTCATATAACAAGTCGTCTGCGTTTTCATCCACCTTAAATATGAATTGTCCATGACTATATTCAATACTTAAATTCTTAGTAACTTGAATAATCTCACCTTCATCAATTTTCATTAGTCAATATAATCCGCCATGCTCTGTCCTTTGCGCGCGCCCTCAAGCGCATAGCGCAACGAATCGATTACGTGATTGTGTTTGTCTTCCAAAATTGGCAAAATATCTTCCGTCTTAGGTTCGGTCTTCCATGAATAGAACGATAATTCATCTGCCGTGTGCTGGCAACTCGGATGAACGATAATGTCCCAAGATTTTAGGAACTCAATGCCATCCTCAACAGACCTAGGACCCTTGTCAGCGCCCACGATATTGAAGCCACGATTAGCCACATAAGAAATAGTGTCAGGTCTAGCACTATCAGCACGAATAGGCCAATTGCGAGCACCAGGAAGTTTATCAAACAATTGAGGAATCTTATCAAGTTCGCAATGAAGCTGATATGCCTCTCTGTCAACATAAAGTCTTCGCCTCTTTTCATCTAGAAAACAACGAACTAACACTGTTGGGTCTTCTGCATAGCCCCAATCCGCACCAAAGAAAAAGCGAACGTCTTTCGGCGTTTCAAAGTGTTCAACTTTCCAGTTTCTAAAAACGCGCGCTTGGGACGCCTGCAAATACTTGCCACCCCAAACATGCGCGTAACGATCCGGGTCACGTCTCTGGTCGTAAACTCTCTCTTCTTCAAGTTCCGCCGGAAACCACGGATTATCGTACCATTCAGCCTCAACAACAATAGCGCGTGGCGGAAGTTCGCCCGCGCGGAAGAATTCATCAACCGGGTCATTACGATTCGTTGGGTTCCACGTTGCCCAAATCTCAGAACCAGCCTCTCTAAACGTGGGCCTAAGTATACTCCACGAGGATTTACTGAGCGAATGCGCTTCTTCAACCCAACAGCCATTGTAACCTTCTAAAGATTTAATAGAATTCGCATTGTGATTCTGCATCCCTTGAAAGATGATCACGCCATTGCCAGGAGTGCGAATTTCACTTTCCATCACATGAAAAAGGTGGCCAAGATTATACGCCTCAATCTTATCCTTAATCAGACGCATTGCAGACTGTTCAAGAGATTTTTGAATTTCACGAACACAAGCCCACCGTAAGCCAGGAACATTAAGGCATTTACGGATCAACAATTCTGCCATGAAATGAGACTTGCCACTTCCTCGGCCGCCCCATGCTGCCTTATACCTTCCAGGCTGTAATAATGGGGCAAAGACGCGCGGCGTCTCAAAGAAAAGTTGAGCTTTTTTAGGCGCAAGAAGATCCATTCCAGGCAAAGACATGAATGCCTGAATGCCTGGATCAACTTCATTTTGTTGGTCTTCAAAAGTCATGTGTGAAAAGCAACTCCGCCTCTTTTGCAAGCCTTATCAATAAGTTTCTTAAAATCATGATAAGAAATATCCACTGTGATTATCTTACCATTGTCTAGTTTAATTGAAGTAAACTCCCCATGACGCAAAACAGAACGAATGGTATTCACATTCAACAAAAATGTAGGGCTAAATTCATCAGAAACCTTCTGGTAAAATTGCTCTAGAAAAGTGACTTCAACAAATGCCAGCATTTACTCACCATCGACTTTTGGACGGAAAGTAATTCCAACATTGTTCATTTTTCTGTGGTAATCTATAACCCAAGGACCACCTTGTTGGCCGGTATCGGAAACATCGAAAAGAAGTTTTACAACTCCATTTTCAGATGCTCCCGATCCGACTATTTCAAAAGGAATCAAGCCGATAGCATAAACCAAAGCCTCAGGAGGAATTTCAATCTCTGCTATCTGCCGATCCATTTGAATTCACCTTGCGCGCTTGAAAGCATCCGGAACAACAACTGTGCCGGACAAACAATCAGACAGGTACTTCTTACGGTCCTTACCCTTCAGACCATTTTCCTTCATGTAAACGTGCCAATACTTGTTGCACGAAACCATAAGCTGCTGTTGCGGAGAAGGAGGTTTTGCATCAGCAACAAATGAGAAAGAAGTGGCAAGGGAGAAGACTAGGAAGGCGAATAAAAACTTCATGACTTTAACTCCTTATTTCTACGATCTGTGGATACATTTCAGTCTTCTTTACTAACTTCTCTATCCAAAGTCCAAGATTCCGGAACGGACAAAGCAACTCCGGTTTCATTATTAACAAAGACTGCAAAGGAATAGAATGATTTCCACCCATATCTAAGAAACCTTCAAATTCTCCCGGAACATCAGTGGAAACCAAAGTAGTAACAACAGGTGGGCCATCTGGAACCTTGTCAACAAAAACGACTGTTGTGTTATTGGTGCTCATAGTGGAATTTCTCCATCGATGTCGGAAGCATTAGGAAGTTGTTGTTGAGGTTCATAAATCGGAACCTCTTCGATTACTTCCGGAGTGTCTTTATCAACGGCATTAAATTCGTGGTCTTGTGGATCATATCGCGGTTCACGTTGCGGTGTCACATCGACTGCTGAAGCGTCAATTGATCCCTTATAATTGTTGCGCGGATCAACGATCACATTGGTGATGTTGGCAACAACTGGACCTTGGGGCTTTTGAACGCCTTGAACGCCTAGAATCTTAGGATAGATGTACACATAAAATGCGTATTCATTCCTTTCATTCTTTTGCAGCCACTTAAACATTCCCTGAACCCCACCATTCATTTCGAATAGCGCGGTTAGATTCTCTCTTGCGAGTTGTTGAATCTTGTTGACTGATCCAACTGGACGGCCACGTGGGCGCTTTTGAATTTGCGCCTGATCGCCTGTTATGTCTGCTACTGGATTCATTTGTTTTTCAGTAGATAAATGGTTAAAAATCGAAAAGAGTGCAATAATCTCTTATCACAACTCTTTCCGACTTGCATTCTTGATAGTTTGCAGCCCCAAGGGTGCGGGACAAGGAAGCTGCAATCATATCAAGAGCAATCATTAAAGCCTCTGTGGTCCAGGCGAGTGATTTGGAAAGTCAGGGCCTCACAGACTAAGCCGGCCGACGCCACCAGCTTCAGGACTCTCACCACAGAGGCTTGGGAAGCCCAAGGACAGGCATCTGCCCATCAGGCTCCCTTAGCACGGCCAGCGGTCTGCTGGGCCATGCGCTCAGCCACCTGGGCATTCCCGGCGGCATCAATGTCTGCCTGCTTAGGAGACGGCTGGGCGGCAGCCGTAGGGGGACCCTTGGCTTCATGCTTCTTTGTGTAAGCCTTGTGATGCTCTTCATCCTGAAAATATCGAACAGTGTTTGGAACACTGTTATCGACATAAACAGAAGCATCAGAATAAGGATGTGAACGCGCACCACGTCGCACAATTTGTGCTTCACGACGGTTACGCTGTTCGGCTTTCTTAGAAACAGCAGCCCGCCATTCATGATCTTCAAACTCACCATGAATGACAGGATGAACATTAGACATATCAACCATAACATTTTGCTCCCGTTGAGCGAAATTCCGCGATGGGGCAACGCAAAACCTTTGCCACGCCTCTAGAGCATATAGTAGGCTTTGGCCACTTGGCAAGCGGCACAAGCCAATCGCGCCAAAAAACACATATTTATGTTGGATACATTCTGTCAATATAAATTACACTCAACTTGCAAAGAATTGCAATGATTCCAAAAATCACAACAATCCAAATTGCATTAAATTTTTTCTTCTTTGGTTGTTGAATTTCATAAATCTTTTCCTTATAAATTGGAAACAAAAATTTGCGCATTTTCTTCCTCACAAAAAATGATTTGGGTTCACAGGGGTACAACCAGCTTGGCCGCAAATGAACCTTGGGGGTGGGGTAAAGTGGGGTTAAACGCATGAGTTCCCGGTTCCTATATAATTTAATCCTTCTTACCTTCTTTGATTTGATTCTATCTACGTAGGAAACTGACGCGTTTTACCCCAGAAAACAGGGTGTATTTTACAAACTAGAGCATATACCCTTAACCCTAGAACCCCTCTCTCCCCTTCAACAAACTAAGCAAGTCATACAACTCAGGAGCCGCTGCCATTATTGTGCCTACTTGTGCCGAAACAAAAGCTTCCGCGTCTGGTCCGGTTAACATCACTCTATGATCACGACATTTTACGCCATTCCAATCTCGATTCTTAATTTGTTCCCATCCAATGTGCCATCCTGCTGTTTCAAAAACCTTGCGAATGGTTGATGTTTTTTCAAGATATTTCATATCTTGTCCATTATACATGAATTGCTTCAAAACATTCTGAGCCTGCCTGTCGGTTATGGCTACTAAACGATCTGCGTTATCTTCCTTGATTTCCCTTGCTGCGTCATACAGCAATCTCATTCCAGGCGAATAACCATCTTTCACAACATTATCTTTGGCTTCTGATCCAGGCGCAATTTCACCACGTTGGAAATATCCAACTCCACCGGGCAACATTTGTAAATCGCACCAATGTCGGATAAGACTTAATCCACCGCGCTTTTCTAACCAATCGAAAAAATTGTTCCAATATGTGAACGGTTGAACTTTTTCAGTGACGAAAGGCACGAACCACCTGCGATCTCCCGCGCTTACCTTCAGCGCGTTCGTGCTGTTCGACATAACGAACATATGAGTCCAATTTTCGACCTTATAAGTATTCATATACTTCTTATTGATGTCGATATGAGTATCCGTTATGTAACTCTTAAGTCTATTATAGGCTTTCGAAGAATGCCCAGCGTAAATCTCGTGGACTACTGCTAGTCTTTTATTGCCGACCCAGTCGTTAAAGCTTGAGTCGACAATATTCGATTCGTTCGGGAAAGAACAGTTTGTTACTCCGACAAGTGGAGCCAAGATTCGCTCGCCAAGGGTATCCTTTCCTACGCCCATTCTTTCACTGATCAACAACACGCCAAATGTCATGCGAATGTCAGGACGCGAGATCAATGTCGCAATCCATTTCTTAAGATTGTGACGATCACCTTCACTTGGAATAAGAATTTTAAGAAAATCCAACCAAGGTCTGATTTCCTCAACATTCTCATAAGGAGTTGCTTCAATAAGTGAAGGAACATAAGTATTCAAAACAAGATTGCCTTTAACTCCTCCACCTTGAATAATTCCTGATTCTTTTGTTGGATCATATGTGAGCTTGATTGACTTGCTTGAGTTGTGCCGTTGCAGCTTGTCGGCTGTATCCTTTGCGTCTGAAAACGGCTTTACAAGATTATTAAATCCTTCCTTCGTGTATTGCTCATGTGGCAGGTGTTTATTGATGTAAATTTCAGGCTCAACAGAATGAATCCATTCCTCGCCAAAGTCTCTTGTGATGGCGATCAGCGGCCTGCCGCGAGTTCCTGTTTCGATTACTTGCGTTGCCCAAGTGGCGGGACGGGCTAGATGCAATAGTTTAGGGCCGTTGTAGTGCTTTACTCCAGTTTCTTGGCTAACTTTCCACAATTCTGGATGATCAGGAAAAGGATCGGCCATATCCCAATGATTAGGCCAACGATAATCGAAATAAATTCCCTTCATACTTCTTCTGTAATGCTTGCTAATAGTCTCCAATGCCTCCTTTCCAAGGTAATCATTATCGCAAACATAGACAACATCTTTGGATTCTCTTTTATGAAGTTCACTATAGTCTGTTCTGTGCGTTGCTGTTGCCCCGCCAATCATTCCCCAGTGTTCATAATCCTTCAGATCTTCATACCAAACATGATCCCTTTCTTCCTTGTCCACAATTCTTTGTGCTGCTTGTGCTGCTTTGGCGCCTTCATGCACCATGATACTTTTACAAGTGGCAACTTTTGGCTTGAAAAACGGAAGCCCGCCCTCAGGCTCCATTTTACGCCATTCCATGTCAGACCAGTAAGTGTAAGGAATGAACTGTCTTTCATTGTCAACATCATCGTATCGATGCTGGACCATCTTGACGTTGCCTGTTTCTTGGTTATAAAACAGGTATACCTGCGAGTCGGAATGCTCGCGCATAAGCTTTTGGCGAAGCTCAAGCGCATTGATTTCAGTGGATTCTTTGTAAATAGGGAATTCGCGCCCAACGAATTCTGCTCTGATTAGTTCCTGTTCAGTCTTTAAAGGAAGCCAGGACTTATGTTCTTCTTTGGTTTCTATGGTGCCATCTGGCAGAACCTTAAGGATTACTTTTTCGACGTAGTATTTACTCCCTTCTTCCTTGACCATTGCTCTTTTAAAATTGAGGACATGTGCGCCAATTCTGTTAAAGTAAGCAAGCAATGATGCTGGAAGGTCTTTTTCGTGGACGGAATTCATTGTGGGTTTCCTTGAATAATTCTTCGATTTTTCTTAAAAGTCGTCCGTTTGGACGAAATCGCGAAAAAATATGATAATGGGGCTTGTGGCCGGGCGCAAGGGGCGCTAGATTGATGGTTCGACGCGGCGCTTGGTTCGCCAACCATTCGCTGAACTGCCTTAGGGGGTGGGTCAGGGTGGCTTCAGCTAGAAGCCATGCCTGATTTGAGATATAGGAAAGTGAGCCATCCACCTATGAAACATACACCAACTTAAAGACGATGGCTACGGTGTGTGTTTTTCCTATACTTGTTGTGGTCGGACAAGAGGCTTGGCGGCTTGCCGATCTATAATAGCCAAGGCGTGGGAATGGTTTCAGGGGCGCCCTTGCGCCCCTAACTCGGCCGAGGGAACCATTCCGCTAACACGCGCGTTATGCGTTGTTGGGCCGTCCTAATCCGCGCTGGAGCCGTTTCGGTATAGGCGCTAAAGGATTTAGAAGTCATTATGACTCATTTATTCGGGCATTGCGAGTGCTTTGAATAAATGCAATTGAATGATCAATTGTCTAACCGGAGATGAAGACGGTTGTCACCAACGAGTAGCGGCAACAGTGGACCTAGGGCATCGGAAGGTTACGAGATTGGCTTTCTGGATGCCCTAGGTTTCTCCATATACATATCTAGCTCATATACATATATAGCTCATATACATATATAGCCAATTTCGGAAAGGGCCTTCCGCTATGGCAAACGAAAATCTTGACGCTCTTCGTGCCTTGTATGGCGAAGATAAGATCAACGATATCGATCCTGAATATCTTCGTGAAATAGAAGCCGAAGAAGCTCTTTCTCCAAGAAAAGTAAATTCCGACAGTCTCAAGGAAGTTACCAAAGCTTGTCGCGATGCGGCAGACCTTGAGCTTGATATTCAATATCTTAATGAACGGCTTAACGAAGCAAAAGAATCTTTGCGTCGTTTGACACATGAACGCATTCCTGCGCTCATGGAAAAAGTCAACATTAAAGACATCACAATCCGCGGCGGTGGAAATCTGCCCGATAAAAAGATCACCCTTAAAACTTTCTGCTACGCAAACATTGCGGCAGGTTGGGATGCGCGTCGGCGTGAACAAGCCTTTGAGGCTTTGCGCGCAACGGGCGATGGTGGTCATTTGATAAAAAATACTTTTACGTTCAAATTTCCAGCAGGAAGCGAGAGCGAAGCCCGAATCTTGGCAGAGTTTGCTAGAAAGGGTGGCCTTGAATTTGAACAAATTGAAGCCGTCCACACTCAAACTCTTTCCAAGTGGTTGCGCGAGCGCCGCAAGAAAGGTTTGCCACATCCGCCATTAGATGTAATTGGCGGGAGTGTTGGGCAAGAAGCTGTTATTAAGGACGTATAAATATGCAAGAATATGACTCAACTCATATTCTAGACTCATATTACTACTTTAAATATTACGACTGTAAGGAGCCAGAAAAAATGTCACCGTGGCAACCGATGGAAACAGCACCAAAGGACGGAACGAAAATTGATCTTCTTTATCCGTATCC